CATAAGCCGCCTGTACGCCGTGGGGTTTGAACCTTCTAGAAAGCCAAGCTCATAGGCTTTAAATTTAGGGTCTACCTTCAATACGAAATTAATGCCGCCGTCAGCCACGCCGCATCCCTTCCTTTGGTTGCAAGTCTGACATCAGCATAAAAGTACGCAACAGGTCACCCGCCTCCCAATCCATTACCTCGTGCGGGGCAATGCCGAACTCTTTACCAATCAGGTGCGCCACAATCAGGGGGTCTGGCTGGATGCTCCTGCCCGCAGCTAATCGCTGCGCATCCAGCCTTACCGCGGGGGGAGTGCTGCTACCGCATCGCTCCAGGCCTGCACCGTTGCGGTGAGGGCATCCATTGGCGCATCAAGCACATCTGGTGCAGGGTCACCGGCATCATCAAGGAAATTATGCTTAACAATCAGGCTGCCTAGCGCCTTCATCGCACGCGCGCTGTCATTGCTCTGCAACTCAATCAGCACGCGGGCGCTCACGCCCTCTGCCTTCATCGTGGCTGTCCAGCCCTCAAAAGGCGCTGGCAACACGATATCAACGGTACGAAACTGTGGCTTGCTCTGTGCCATTTAACCCCTCCCCTCTAAGCCTAGCCTTATGGCAAGGCGCTCAAATCGCTATTCACAATAATCTGCAGGCTCTTGGCGCTCGTAGCGTCATACACCAGCGTGCCCGTTACAGCCATCGTGGTAAGCCCATCCTCAGCGCCAGCCATTGGCTGCACTTCAGTTGGCACCACCATACAAAGGATGTGGGCGCTGAAGCTGCCTGATGTCCAGGTTAGGCGCACGCCTACTGGAGTGCCAGCCTGGTATGCGTCATACCACACACTTACCGCGCTCGCCGTGCTGCTCACGGTCATCGTGAGTGTGCCGGTGAATGGGTTGCTTTCGCTATGCGTGCTAAACGAAGTGGTGCCAGCAAGGTATGCCTGCTTGGTAATACCGCTGCTGAACTCAAGTGAATAATCAAGCAAATATTGGAAGGCCGTGCCTGATGCGGTGCCTGGGAATACGGTGCCGCTCTGGTAGCAATTCCACAAACGCCCAGCCATAAATGGGCTGGTTGGCGTGCCGTCAGCAAGCGTATCGCTGTTTTTGGTAATCGTCTGACCAAACAGGTTGGCGCTAAGATTTGTCAGGCCAGAGCGGTCAGCCGCAATGGTGATTGATTCCGCAAGGCAGTAGTCAACCACATACTGCTGCTGTCCATCCGTAGCCACAAGGCTGTAGCTCTTGGGGTCATTGGCAGCCGTCATTGAATAGTTGTAATCCCAGCCATATGGCGCGGCCGTGCCGCTTGGGCTTACGGTCTTTGTCATTGATAGCCAGATTGGCAGCTCACCAATGCTGATTGCTGGCACGCTTGCGCTAATCGTTGGCTCAACGCTTACCAGCGTGGCAGTATTGGAGAGCAAAGGATTGCGTAGCGCAACGCTGCGCTCAGGGCCTAAATCTAGCGTGGTGCCTGGTGACAAAACACCCGTAGGTGAAACCAAGAGCTTTCGCCCGCCGCTCGTGAGCGTTGGCGTAGTGCCTGGTGTTGCCTCGCTAAAGGCCACCAGCTTTGAAAAAATCGTATTACCGGCTGACGCTGCTGGCATTACTTAAACTCCTTATCATCAGCCGCTGGTGCGGCAATCTTATTTACAGGCTTGGCAACGCCCGCCTTAATCCACGCTTGCGCAATTGTAGCAGGCACGCTGATTGTAGAGCCGTCCAGCGGCAAGCCGCCTACAAACTCTCCACGAGGAAGCGAGCCTTGAACATACTGCACTTCAATCTGCTCTGGGCTTTCGGTTACTTTACGCGCTGGCATTAATCGCCTCCACGCTTGACACCTCTACGGTGGCTGTCACGGTCAGGTAATCAATCTCATTCCATTGGTCATTGCCAATGCTGGTGCCCGTCACGCTGGCTTGCGCCACCGCGTCAGTGCCGTTGAGCGTCACGCCATCAATGAGGCAATCACGCAACCAGGTGCGCCAAGCCATCAGGTCTTGGTACTTACGCCCCATATCAGCCTGAGGCTGTAGGTACACAGTAACCGCAAGGTTAAGCGTTACCTGCCTATTGGCAGCGCCGTAACTCACGCTGTCATCGGCTGGAACAATTACCACTGATGGCACCACCGCGAGATTATCTGGCGGGTATGCGTGCACGGTGCGGAGCGCGTAGCCGGTAGGCGGTGTTGCCGCCCTTAGGTGCGCTGCGAGCGCATTGATAATGGTGACATCGTTAAAACTCACCGCGCCAATCCATCCCGCTTGCGGAATCCATCAAGCAGCACCTGCGCTTCAGGATGGAGCGCGCGAGTCTGGCGCAAAATTCCACCAAGCTCTTGTGAACCGATTACACCGAATGGGCTTGTGCGGGATGACCACACGGCCCCGGCCTGGATGATTGCCGCTTGCTTCACTGCGCTTGGAACTGCAGGCCATCCGAAAACTCCCGTTACCTTCACGCCAAGATAAACCGCAACAGGGAATGCCTTAGGTGCAGCGGTGCTGGTGTCAATCTCTGTATATGCCCAGCCATCAAGCGCAGCATTGCGCGGTGCAAGCACATAATCAGTTGCGGCTGTCCAGGTGGTTTCGTATGTGCCGTCACCATTATCATCAGTCTGCAGCTGGCTCACACTCACAATGTCATCAGTTAATACATATGACCAATCACCAGCAGTGTAGTAGCGGGTTTCCGTTGCAGTGCCAAAGCCCTGCTTGCGGTCTGTGTAAAGGTCAATCAGCGCATCAGTTGCATCAAGCACAGACTGTAGTGCGCCATCATCAGTGGTGTCAGCTGTGCCAATACCTATGGCCTGCTTGAATTCAGAGAGGCTTGCGTAGCTCATTAAATACCCCCAACTGCTAATACGGTTAGAATCTGCCCGTTATTCTCTGCGATAGCATACAGGGTCTGCCGCTCCATCAGCCGAACTGTGATGTGTTCACCCTTGCGTAGCACAAACCCATTGGCAAGCGTGAGATTGCTTGCGCCAATCAGCACATCCTTGGAGTTATTAGCCAGCGCGTGCAGGTGCACTTCAGTGCCTGCCACATAGCCCTCACAGACTGATGCGGCTGCCGTGCCTACGCTCATTTGCCGGCTGCTTAGGTGTTGAATCATTGGGCGCTTTTCCCCCTCTTGGTGCGCTTAACGGTGGCACTCTCCCTAGCCTCGTGGATTACAGCCGCCTCTACGGGCTCCGTAGGGGCAAATGCAGGGGTTTTAGCAGGGGGTACAGGCTGAGCGTAACCGTGCGCGAATAGTGCTAGAGCCTCATTGTCAGGCAAATCAATCACCCCGCCGCGTGGCGGCCAGGCAACCCCGTTGCGTGTGCCAAGGATTCGCTCAAGCATTCGCACTAGCATTTGCAATTTTCCTTTCTAAGACTTAGGGGCTGGGCTTTCGCCCAGCCCCTTTCGTCAGTTGCTAATTGCTGCGTTCAGCAATTAGACATTCGCGCTCTTGTAGCTCTTGACAGCCGAAGCCTGAACAAGACCCGAAGCACCGCGAACTTCGCAGCGGTACGAAACCAACCCAAGGTTGAATGCGTATTCGCGCGAAACATCAATGCGCACGCCGCCAACAAGCGCCGTGTAAATCTGTCCAAGGTCACCGAACAGGATTGCGCCTGCGGTGTCATCGGTCAGGTCAATAAGTGCTGCAGAATAAACTGGCGCGCCAAGCAGGCGGTCAGCGTTATTTGCATCACCTGGGCGGAAGATTGGCTGCCCAGCAGTGTCAACCAAGCCCGTTACAACACCAAGCGTGGTGTCATTCATCAACCAGCCAGCCTTTGGAGCTCGGCGGTAAACCTGATTGACGCTGGCCTTAAGCTTCGCCAAATCGGTAAATGTAGGATTTACCGAAACGGTGCCTGAGCCCGTTGCGCCAATCGTTGCAGCTGCAGCAATTGCTGTGCCAGCAAACGCGCCGTGCGCTACGGCAACTTCCTGACCACACTTATCAGCAATCATTGCTGAAAGGTCAAAAGCCGCATCGTTAGCAAGCTCATCGCTCACCTGGATGAGGGTGGCCCACTTAACTGGGCTTAGGTCAAGCTTTGAAAGCGTGCCGTCAGACTCAGTAATTGTGCCAGCCTCGCCAACGCTACCAGCGGTACCAAGAGCCGTGACACGCGGAATGCTCAGCGTGTTGCCGGTGCTTGCGCGGATAACCGTAACGATATCTGGGTTAAGGAATGGGTTGAACTGACCCGCAATGACATTAACTCGGTCAGCAATGGTGATTGGATTTCCAAGACCCGTTGACTTCGTAACATCGCGGTATTCAAACATTCGCGTGCCGCCGTTGCGAGCAAGAGCACGAAGCTCCGCATTCTCATCAGCGTCAGACTTAGCAGCAGCCGGAGCAA